CACACGAAGTACCGACCGAAAACCTTTGACGAAGTGATGGGGAACGACGCCACCGTTGAATCCCTGCGTTCTACCCTTCAACGCGAAACGGGACGACCACACGCTTTCCTCTTACAGGGGCCCTCGGGTTGCGGCAAAACCACCCTGGCCCGGATAATCGCAAAGGAGCTTGGCTGTGGTGACATGGGGTTTAAGGAACTCAACGCTGCAAATGTCCGTGGGATTGACACCATCAGGACGATCATCGACGGTTGCCAGTACAGGCCACTGACCGGAAAATGCCGAGTATACGTCCTCGATGAGGCGGCAAAACTGACGTCAGATGCACAGAATGCCCTCCTCAAGATTCTTGAAGATCCGCCGTCGTATGTGTACTTTATTCTTTGCACAACCGACCCTGAAAAATTGATCCGCACCATACGGACACGATGCACGACATTCCAAGTGGCAACTCTGCAGCGTGCAAAGATGTACTCCCTTTTGGAAAAGGTGTGTCGTGAGGAGAACATTCAAGTTCCCGCAGACGTCATGAAGCAGATCGTGTGGGTGGCCTCTGGCTCACCGAGGAAAGCCCTTGTCCTGTTAGATCAGATTCGTGGAATTGAAGAGCCGGGCCTGATGGCTGCAGCCATTACGGAATCCTACGCTGACGAATCCGCCATCATTGACATCTGCCGAATTTTAGTACAGCCCGCCAGCAGCACACGATGGCAAGACCTAGCACCTCTACTCAAGGACTTCCGTGGTGACCCAGAGCAGGCTCGTTATGCCATCATGTCGTACCTCGAAAAGGTGCTTCTCAGTACCGGTGAGAAACGCATCGGGCAAGTGATGGGCTGCTTCATGGATTCATTCATGTATACTGGCAGACCTGGTTTAGTTTATTGTTGTTTTTTATCATGTTCTTATTAAAAAAAATCAAGAAAAAATCCCAAAGTTATGTATAATGAAGTGAGGGGAAGGGGACTATGAATTTCCGCGAGATGCTGGCGATCGACCAGCACCATCTCGATTATGAACTGCTAAGACAACCCACCCTGGTACAAATAGTATCGGAGGAGCTGGTACGTGCAGAAACCAAGCGCGCCAGGGCAAAGGAGAACGTTGAGCTTGTCAAAGCAGAACTCTACACCGAAGTACGAAACAACCCCGCACGATACAACATCAACGAACGAGCGACAGAAGGGGCAATCCAGGCCGCCATTATCCAGCATGCTCGATACCGGGAAGCCATGGAAGCCTACCTCGTGGCAAAAGAAGATCATGGCGTCCTTTCAACAGGACTCGAAGCGCTCCAACACAAAAAATCTGCGCTTGAGAATGGTGTTCGCCTACTGTTATCGGGGTTCTGGGCTCCGCCAAGCGTACCACGAAATGTTGTCGAAAATCTCGGAGATAATTCGAACAGGGCAACACAAGAAGTGATCGACGGGTTGAATAGAGACGTAGTTCTCAGAAGGAGGTTAGGTCGTTGATTCCTAATCTTCCATCTTTCACTGAAATGTTCCAGTTTGTTGTTCTCGCAGGTATTGCCCTCGTAGGTACCTTCGTGGTGGTTCGCGTTCTTTCGGCAGCAATCTTTTTGAGTTGGGCCGAAAAGAAAAAAGAAATCCTCACCCATGAGTACTTGCAAAAGGCATGGTATGAGAAAAACACCAACCCCAACAACGGCAAGGAGGTCAGTAAGGTATGAGCATTTGGGAAGAGAAACGTCGACAGGCCGCCGAGCAGCTAGCGGCCCGGACTCAAGAGAGTCATGAAACGAGGGAACGTTCAGGGAAGTTCAGGGACTTCCTCAGAGCGGACATTCAGATCAAGCGGTTCAACTGCGGGGAGGGTGACCACCTGCTCGATGTTCTTTGCTACATCGCCGGTGAGAACAATCCGAACCCGAAAGTCCGTCCTGGTGACCTCACGTACGTCCTCGACATCTGGGTTCACGACGGCATCGGCGCCAACGAAGACCAGTTCGTGTGCCTCTCGCGCAACTACAACCTGCGCTGCCCCATCTGCGAGCGGCAGAAACAGCTCAAAAACGAGGGGTACGAATGGGACGATCCGCAGGTCAAGGCACTGGAGCCTCGTCGGCGAACGCTGTACAACGTGCTCTGTTACGACAACGAGCGTGAGGAAGCAAAAGGCGTTCAGGTGTGGGTTGTTTCCCACTGGAACTTCGAGCGTCACGTTTCCGAACTGGCGAAGGCAACGCCGCGTGGCGGTGGTTGCATCATGTTCTCCCACCCCGATCAAGGCAAATCGGTTGCCTTCCGTCGTGAAGGGAAGAAGATGACCGACACCAAGTACGTCGGGCATCGGTTCGTTGATCGCAACTACGTCATTCCCAACGAGATCCTGGAGCAGACGCACTGCCTGGAAGATCTCATCAACATCCCCGACTACAAGACGGTGTACGAGGCGTTCTACGGGCGAACGTACGTTGAGGGTGAGGCCGCTCCCCCCGTCACCAGCCGTGTAGACATGCCTGCACCCGCTGCAACAACCCCGGCCGGGAGGTTACTTCGAACAGGAAGAGGTGGCGCCGCTCCCCAGGCTCAAACGCCGCCGGCCGGCCCCGCCGCTCCTCCCCCCACTGCAGGCCCCCGTAACGCGGGTGTGTCTGCTTCGCCGGCTCCTGGAACAGCACCCGGAAGTTCTGCAGCAGGCACTGGAACGCCTGCTCCAGGACCCGTCAATCCTGCCCCGCCTGCAGCCGCAGCCACCGGTAGTGGCAACGACGTACCAGTATCCGTGGAGCACAGTGGTAGATGTCCCGTGGCAGTCGGCGTATTCGGAAGGGACATCGACAGACTCGATGCTTGTGCTGAATGTGCAATCTGGGACGACTGTCGGGTAGAGGCAGATCGTCTCGCGGAAGAATCCCGAAGGAATCGTCAGAACGCTCGGCTGAATCGTCCCGCTCGATAGTTCAGTCTTTTAGGAAGGGGTAGGGAAAATGCTGCGACGGCGGAGTAGTACTGACATCTCGAGTCTCGTTCAAAATGTAAAAAGTGCCATCCGTGCGGGGGACACAGACACAACACGAGACAATAAGGTCCTGATTCCAACAGGATCGACACTTCTCAATCTCGCACTTTCGGACTCCAAAGAGGGGGGGTTTTCCCCAGCGACTGTTGTCAACCTGGTTGGCGATAGCTCTGCGGGGAAGACCTTCCTTCTCTGGACGTTATTCGCGGAAGCTGTGAGGCACCCAATCCTCAAAAATTACCGTCTGATCTACGACGAACCCGAAACGGCCTTCTTTATGAAGGCCGAAAAATTGTTCGGAATCCGTCCTGGTCGGGTGGAAATGGATGAGGCCAACCGATCTGAAACCATCCAACACTGGTACAGGAGAATCGTTAAGACAATCGAGGACAACCAACCTTTTATCTACGGATTGGATTCGTTCGATTCTCTTTCCTCCGAAGAAGAAGTCGACTTGGAAGCGAAGCTCTTGAAATCCGGTGAAGATGGTGGTAGCTACCAAATGCAGAAGCCGAAATTGGCTGGGCGCATTCTTCGTCGTGTGACTAGTCGAATTGAGAAAACAAACTCGCTGGTCATTGTTGTTTCCCAAACACGGGACAATATCGGGGTAACATTCGGGGAGAAAAAGACACGAAGTGGTGGGAACGCCCTGCGCTTTTACGCTACCCATGAAGTCTGGCTCTCTGTTGTGAATCATGAAAAGCGAAAGGATCGGGAAGTTGGGGTCAACGTTCGCGCGAAGGTGAAGAAGAACAAACTGACGGGCAAGCTCCGGATCGTTGAATTTCCCATTTACTTCGACTACGGGGTGGATGACATTGGTTCCTGCATCGACTTCCTGTTGGCAGAGGGGGTCTGGACCCGCTCTGGGAACAAGATCAACACCAACGGAGTGTTTATTGATACACGAAGGGACTTGTTGATTTCTCACATCGAAGAGAGTTTCTCTGAGAACAAACTACAGGCACTCGTAGAGGACACATGGAGATCCATCGAAGCCTCCATTCAATCTGGAAGGAAACCCAAGTATGCCCCGGTTGAAAACGACGGAGATCAAGAATCTTGGCCAGAATGAAGCAACTCTGGTAGTCGACTGCAACAATCTTTGCCATATTGCGAAGCATGCCCTGAGAGGCCTTTCGTTCAACGACTTGTCCACGGGCATTCTTTTTGGTTTTTTTCGCCAGATTTTGTCGTTGGGGATGCGTTTTCACACTGACAAGTTCGTGTTTTGCTGGGATTCGAGAAAGAGTAAGCGTCGCGATATGTGTCAAACGTACAAAGTTCGCCCCAAAATGGAACGCACCCCAGAAGAAGAATGGGAGAACAAAGTTCTGTTCGAGCAGTTCGTCGAACTTCGTCAAGAGTGTATTCCCGCAGTGGGCTTTGTAAATAACTTCATCAAGACTGGGTACGAAGCAGACGACCTTTTAGCGTCCGTTGTCCTCAATAATGGTGGGAAGTACATCATTGTTTCTACAGATAATGACCTATTCCAGCTTTTAGATCACTGCTGTATTTTCAATCCGATCACTAAAAGGATAGCAGACGCGGAATGGTTTTCCCAAACATACAACATTGACCCATCGAAATGGTCGGAGGTAAAAGCATTAGCAGGGTGCTCGAGTGACACCGTTCAGGGTGTTCCGGGAGTGGGTGAGAAAACAGCGATCAAGTACCTAAAGGGCGAGGTGAAGCGCGGAGGGAAACTGGAT